TTCCCTGAACCGTCTTTCGGCATATTATTCGGTTGGATCCCAGATTTTTTGACGGTCAAAATCTGCCATCATCATCCGGGTTTTGTGACTTTCGTGATCACGTACTTTTGCAGTATATAACGTAATTCTACCTAACCTTTCGTCCTCCATGGATCTCCCTATGCCAATTACTAAATCCGGGGATTCCATGGTTCCCCAACCTTCCCCAGCGTGTTCGATGCCCACCACCCCTTTACCAACCCTGGATTTATTAACTTGCCGGGCCGACCAATGCAATACATCAAAGTCCTTAGCAAGTTGTTTACAGTCTTCAAAAATCTCCCGAAGTGAATGTCGAGGTTCTTTATAGGCAATGCGTGGTCGAAATCTATCGGCGTAATCGGTAATTACCACATCCGGTTTATCGGGAACATTTCTAATTACTGCAGCAGCATCAGCCACGGTATCTCGACGAGAAGCCATAGTTTTTATAATACACTTGCTACCGCACCTTTCCAGGAATATTTTGCATTTGTCGGCCGAACGTTGTCTGTTTTCCAACATGTCTTCAAAACTCATTCCAGTGATGCGTTGTTTTAATCTCCTGGTGATCTTTCGGTGTCCATCCTCAAAGGTTAGATACAACACATTTTTGGATTCCGCCAAAGCCCTATAGGTTATGTTTACTAGTGCGGTGGTCTTACCACCGTTAATCACCGAAAGAATTATAGCAAGATCCATCTTCTCCGGACCACCAGACAATTGATCATTCAACCATTCCCAAGGAGTAGGAATAGGATTACCCTGCAAACTGGTAATCGGATCATACCCGTCCAAAGTAATGTACTGTTCTCCGGGGGGTGCAATGGATACGGCTAAACGCACTCTTTCTGCTACATCCTCCGGCGTAGTCCCCAAAGATACGGCCTGATCAATGGCAGTCCACCGTGCTCTGTTTATTAGTTGATCACCAACAAAATCCGTATCATCATATCCATTCACGGAGTCAATGATCCCTAAGACGCCACCACGATCCCGATAATCGGATTTACGGATTATTTCTCGAACCGTTTCCAGTTTTGGGTGTTTTTTATATTTTTCAGAATACTGTTTAATAACACCTATCAAGTAACGATGATTAGGAATAGAAAACAGTTCCTCGTTTAACACACCCTTAAATTTGTTAAAGAAATCAGCGTTTCCTACCACTAAGTGGGTAATTTTCTCCTCAAAATCGGGGTAGAATCCCCGTACAGAAATCTCGCTATCCATCGGATCACTCCTTTACTACCAGCGCCCAGTTGAACCAAATCCATGATCCCCCCTTTTCGTTCTCGGAAGTTCCTCTACTACCTGGATATTCATTTGTGGTGCTGGCAGAACAAGCATTTGACCTATTCTTTCAAAGGGATCCACTACTACTGGAAAATTACCCCCGTTCAGCGCCATATTGTACACTTGAACAAACAACGGGCCGGTGTATCCCGAATCGATCACACCACTTAAAACCATCAATCGTTTTTTGGTAAAAGTGGAGGATCTCTGTCGAATAATCCCGCAAAAACCTTCTGGGATTTTTACCTGAATACCAACAGGAATGTCCACCGATTGATTGGGCTTAATGATTATAGGATTGTTGGATGCATTACACAGATCAATACCGCAATCACCCGGCATGGCGTATCCCACCCTTACACGGTCACGCAATTTTGGGTCCGTGTATTTTACCAATAAAACATGCTTGTCAGTAATCAGTGGTGGAACGGAACCCATTCCATCAATTTCGCCATCATCATCAATAATCATGTTGTCTACCATTAGTAGTCCCTCAACACGGTAATTTTTCCATCCCATTCCGTGGGAATCTTTTTAAATTTGGTGATCATGTCCTCGAAGATCTTTGTACCGGATTTTATGTTCATCGTTGCTAATTCGAAATCCGGCCCTTCTTCCCCGGTACGTTTAGAAATTCGTTCCCGTAATACGTTCGGGGGTGGTATTATAAACACCACTTCAACACATGCTGGGGATTTACCCACCCACCCACACATAGCGGAGTGGGACACGGCAGCGAAGTGATTAACCATATACAATTGTTCCATGGTCCGGGGAAACCCATCAATTACCAATGACTTGTTTATTTCCAAACACAACGATACATGAGACGTCACCAAAGATCGTACTACGTCTTCAAGAAGATTACAAGCCGGACCGGTGAAATTGTTAACAAGAAATTTTTCACCCCACACGTCCCGTACGATCCGCCCCGGACGAAGTACCACAGGGTCATCTAAAACCTTGGATGTTTCGTCGACGTAAGTTGATTTACCAGAACACGACGGACCTGTAACGAAAATTATTCGCATAGCATAAAATCCTCACCTTTGGGACCGGTTCCTAACATGAACAGTTGGCAATCGTACATACCCGCAGTATTAATAACTTGTTCCAAAAACGAATCCAAGGTGGGTTTTGGTAAATAATCCGCAAAGTTTATTACCAAGTGTGTGGGACGTACTATGTTCATAAACCTAGTTAATTGCATAAAACTGAATGTGAACACCCTACGTACCCGATTGGTGACCGTGGTTCTTTCGATGGTTTCCACTCCACGGATTTTACTAACTTCATCCCAGGTTATCTCTTTTTGGTCATTGTAGCACGGTCCGGACCATCCACCCTCCACGTTCCCTACTCGTATGGGGAACGTCCGGATTACACCGATGACGTTTCCGAGACGTCGGGGGGATACACCGGCATTGTCCAGTACCCGACCTACCAGACAATCACGGGACGTCACGTACGGGTAAAACCCGTGATTCAGACCAAGATCAAAACCTTGAGCGGTTTCGATCAATAAGGTTTCCCCATTATCCAACGCCGTATTTGCCACGTCAAAGGTGTCTCCAATAAATATCCCATTCAGCTTGTGACGTGCTAACGAGTCACCATTCGGATTTCTTCGCATTTTGTGAATTTGGGCTTCACAACTACCCTGCATAGTGCTGGAAATTCCGGAATAAAAAGCACGTTCCCGTTCCGCGTCCCGCTCGCTAAGTATGCTGACGTTCGGGTTAACGAGTATTTTTGTAAACTCGGAAACATGCAATTCTTCGTGAAACCGGTGGACATCAAAAACAGCATGTGGTCCTATCAAACACTTTTTCCCATACCATGCTCCTAACGGAATGACCTTGGATACAGCCTTAGTTCCATTTGGTAACCAACAAGTATGTCCAGCATTGGGAGAGAAATCACAGATGGATACGTCCACCTGTTCATGTTCATAAATCCACCCGTAGGTCTTTCCTTTTCCTTCGGACCCGAACTGACCACCAATTACCACATTGGCTTTACCGGATTGCAACAAGGACATATCTATTCTCCAAATTATTTTTGTAACTTTTATCCTTAAAAATGCCCGATCCGCCGCCCGTTCACTTCGGGAATGAACGAGACGACGGATCGGAGCGGGCATTGGTTATCACTTACCAAGGATTCCCGCCAAAATGCTGGAAGCAGAAGGTTTAGAAGAAGGCGTACCCTGGGTGGTTTGCTTCTTTTTCGAGTTCTTCGAGGTCTTCGGGAGTGATCCCGAGCCACCGGAGGCTGTCCGGATGGCTTCCCCACACGGTTTCAGTTGATCGCACACTTTGCACTCGTTCTGTGTGGGATCGTGAAAGTCCGGATCGGCAAAGCACACAGGCTTTTTGGGATCCAACTTTTTTGGTGAAGATGCCTCCGGCGCTGGATCGGGAACAGCGGCATCATCGGTTTCCCAAGGCGGTTCCGGAGCCAACGTCAAGGCGTCCAACTTCACACCAACGAACCGCTTCTTGTCGTTTTTGATAGTGCACTTACCTTCCGTCCGATTAATGGCCGAAACCACGTATTCGCCGCCCTTGTAAATCACGTGGCTGTCCATGTCGATAGGTTTTTCCTCAACGATTTCCTCCTCGATCATTTCTTCCTCCACGGTCTCTTCCTCAACGACTTCCTCCACCGGATCGTCATTCTCCAACGTTTCTTCGGTGGGTTCATCTTCCGTATCGGATCCCTGAACAACATCCGCAAAGGATGATGGGTCCATCCCAAGAATCCGACATTGACCTTCGAAACCTGGATCATCCATGGAATCCTTCGGGTCTTTAATGGTCTTCATAACGTCGGGAGGGATGGGAATGGGGTTTCTGGTGGGGCCGACTGTGTAGGATGTATCCAACCCGGCCCCTTCCTTACGAATAGCAACGGCGTGACCGGTTTTGGGATCCAAAAGATCTTGCCAATCGTCCGTTAACAATAATCCACCAATAGCCTCCCACACGGTGGTGGGAAATTCCCAAGCGGCCAACCGTGGACGTTGTTCGTTGGCGTCGAAAGCCGTTACCAAATATCGTATCCTGGTAACGAATGGTTGGTCTTCTCCATTTTCGGAGGCTATTTTGTTGAGAAGACAGTGGACGCAGGGTTGTCCAAACGTCACATCCCGGCAAATGTCCATCTTGCCACCAAAATTGCCGGCACGGGCGTGGTACCCCACTTTTCTCCAGAAGGATTTCCCGGTTTCGGATTCCGGATCGTTATATTCTACAATCCGGAGGGTGGTGGTAGAGTTCTTTTTCAGAAAACGCACCCGGCCAGAAGCCGCTTTGGCCTTGTTCATTTCCTCCAACAATGCTTTACGATCAATCGCCATGGAATTTCTCCTATTTCATACTTGATTGGACCATTTCGATCATGCTTTGGATACCGGAGGCCACTTCCACCAATAGTGATTCACGGGCTACGGCATGCGTTTCTCCGGGTTCGAGAACTCTACCTGCACCATATTCCACCCGAAAACTTTCGTAGTTCCCGAGATTCATGGTTTTGGCCATACTAACGAAAACGCGATTTCCGTTCTGGCCATCATTCGCAGCCGCATAATCACCCGATTGGATGGCTGGTTTGGTAATTTTCGACATGATGTTATCTCCTAACCCTTATGACGCTGGATGTCAACACCCGCTTTACTAGACGAATTAAACTACGTCTGATCTTTCAGATTGGGACCCATGGTGACTTTAGCGGTAATGTCAACTTTACGGTCTTTCCAATAAAATGCCCCGTTGTGGCATTCCATAGATTCCTTGACAGTATCCCTAACTGAATCCACGTAATCCGGGTGACAATCCACGTCAATGCTGTCATGCGTCGGTCCCATCACCACAGCTTTCAATCCTCGTTGTAACAAAAGAGTCCGACAAATGCACAATGACATTAAGCAGAATTGGTTACCGGAGGATTGAATAGGAGCGTTTCCGGCTTGCCGTAGAGCACGATTCGCTTCGGCGGTGTTTGACGAGTGTACTTTCGGTAAGTGCCGCCGTCTTCCCAAAAGATCCACCACGTACCCATGATGAAGAGCAAATTTTTTAAAATCGTCACGTAACGCCCGCACACCCGGAAATCGTTGGTCGTACATCTGTAACAATTTGGCGGCTTCCGTCTCGGAAATATTTGCTTTTTGAGCTAATCCGTACTCTGTTTGGCCATACATATTTCCTAGATTCATCCGTTTTCCTAGATCACGAAGCTTTTTAATCTTGGGGTCACCCGCCTTTAAGGACTGTAGGCATTCTTCATAATCCAATTCGTTGATTGATGCAGTAACATACAAATGTAGATCAAACCCATTTTGAAGTGCATAACACAATCCTTCGTCCCCACTCCACCCGGCCAATATCCTGGGTTCCAACTGATTAAAGTCGCTACAGATAATTACCCCGCCTTTCCAGCGGGATGTAAATATCGATTTAATAACACTGTCTTTGGGGATGTTTTGCAGGTTTGGATCTCTGGAGTTCAATCTACCAGTTACCACATCGGTTTGTCCATAGTTAGTGTGTACGCAGTTATCTGGACCGGTAAAATCATCCCACTTATCCAAAAATCCGGACTTCATGGATGCAAGACTTCGGTTATTTAATAAGTCTCGTATCACCGGTTCTCGTTCTACGTACCGTTCTAATACAAGTTTATTAAGGCTTATGTCCCCATATTTATCAGGTTTCACATTTAATTTTAATTCGTCCAAACATAGATGCTTCATTTGCGGGGGACTGGACGGATTAAAACATGGATTCTTTTTCCAGGACTTGATGTTTTTCGAGGCCCATTCTTCGGAACGTCGTACGGCTTCGTGTTTCCTAAATCTGTCTGTTGATTCCTTAAGATCGTTATCAATATGTTCTCGAACAACCTGTAACGTGTCCGTATCTATGTAGTACCCGGTCATTTCGATGTATGCTAAATGTTCAGCGTACGTTTCCGCTAATTTTAGGGTGTTTTGTAATTTTTCTTGTTTTATTTCATCAAATAAGTGTTTATAGGATTGAAGGGTACACAATGCATCTAAACCGTTATACCGTAACAATTTATCAATTGATGCCGTAAAAGGATCAACTTGGACGTCATGCATCGCCGCTTTGTAGTGACTCCATTTAATACCACATCGATGGGCGATGTATTCCAACCTAGCACCTTGCCGTTCATCGATGACGTTAGACATCAACATCGTATCCCGGAGCGGACCCGTCATACCAAATCGTTTAATATTGCATTTGTGCTCATATTTGGCGTTTTGAGCGATAGCCCCCTTTTCAACCACAAGCCTCCATAATCGTTCAATCTCCGGATTCTTCCAACACGCAACGGATCGATGATCAAATGGGAAAGAGAAAGCTATATCCTGATTTTTAAGTTGTACGGCTACCCCGATGGATAAGATATAAAATACATCACACAATTCAGGACGTAAAGCAGTTTTATCACCCCATGTCTCGTAATCGTATGTTATATTGACGATTTCCTTATCATCTAAAAGCCACGATAGCACTTTTATGATATCCGAATCGTTAACGATATTTCGCGTGTCCGGAGGTTCTTCCACGGATTCACCGTGTAGTAACTTATCAACCGTCTCCCAAGCATCTATCCATGTTTGTTCAGCTTTTTCGGCAGCGCCCCCACCCGCGTCTTTCTGTCGGAGAATGTAAGAGGGGTGAAAGCTTAAAACTACCGGATAGGTTTGTTTACCGATTTGGACTGGTATTGTTTGACCTACTTCTTCGGTAATCTTTACTTTTCTTCGGAGTACACTACAAGCTGCCGGTCCCCCTAAGGAAATGATAACTTTAGGATGATGTTCCCGCACTAAACCCACCCAATGAGTACGACATGCTTCTATTTGTTTGGGGGTGGGCTTACCGGTAGAATAACAGCAGCATGTATTAGTGATTATGTGGTCGTTTTCCACATGACATGCTTTAAGAGCACTATGCACCATCTTTCCACAACGAGCGGTGTACCAAAACGGTTCCCCGTTTAGTTCCTCCTCGTCGCCGGGCTGTTCGCCGATAATCATTACAGAATTACCAGTGACGATTGGACCGATAGGTCCTTTACATTTTAGGTGTCTACCACACCTTTCACATGTAAATCTAGCCATGTGTGCGATTCCACATAAAAGCCAACCAGTTAGCCGCGTCCACCAAATCATTGGCGTTTACACATTTGATGCACATTTTCCGCATGTCACCAAATGTTAATATGTTGGGGTCGTCCCATCCCCGGACGCCTTCTACTAATCGTTCCCCCAGCCGGTCTTTCATACCCCCGGCAAATTCATCAACCATAGCTTTTAAAGTTTCGAATTCCGCTTCCAGGTTGGCCTCCACAGCCTTCTGGACTGAATCTCCCGTCTTGTATCTCACGGATAAACTCCTTTGGTTTAGGGATATACATTACCGGCATATGTAACTTACGGGCTAGTTCGTCCTCTATCGACAGTCCACGCGATTCCTCCCACCCCTTTAGTTGGAGTACAACCATTGCGTCACACAACGGTAGGATTTTCAGATTTATACGCATCATTTGTTCACGATGCTTAAATTCGTCGGCTATGGTGTGACCGTAAACCACTGGTGTGAACACGTCAAACCCGGCATCTAATAAGGCCCGTGCTACTCTACGGTTCCAATTATATCTTGTATGACGAGTAGTAACACTAACATGTCGATACGGTGATGCTAAATAAATCATCACGTTGATTCATATCCTGATTTGGAAGCCATATTCTGATTTGTAAACATTAAAACCAATTAACAATCCAACCCTTTGGTTGTACCCCCACAAAGAATTATTGAAAATACCACACCCCCCGTGTATTAAATACTAATCATTATTAAGAAAAATATCAAGCCGAGAAACCCTCCGAGAAGAGTCAACGTCAGCGTGATCCCCATTACCAGAGGTTGAGATATCATCTGCTTCGAACGGCGACGTGTGGGTTTCTTTATAAACATGAACGGCTCGATAAAATGCTGTACAGGCTGCAGAGGTTGTTATTTTTAATTGTTTGGCTACCCACGCATGAGCACCATTAAACTTTCCATGCAACCGTATATAGGACAAATACATCTGTAGAATGCTATCCGTAAACTCTATGTCATTAAACTCCCAACATACCCCTCTGTCCGGAACTCGTTCCAAATCCGTAAACACTTTTTCGTCGTTATATTTTTTGCGGAGAACGTCTTTCATCCGATTAGCAGCACATCGTATTAAAAATGCCTTGACAGTATCAGGACGGGACGTGTCTACTGACCCGTTTGATACTTGCTGCCAAACAGCTACCAACCCCTCTTGGTAAAGATCATCCCGACGTCGGCGACATAATCTCCACGAGATCGTAGACAGCACCGGTCGAAGACCCTCTATTAGTGCTCCAATCTCGATCTTGCCACACCTGATAGCATCAACAACATCAGCCATTTCCCTGCTCGTCATCAGCACCTTCCGTAGTGGGTGGGTCCTGAATGCTTGTCTTAGCCGCTTCATCGGCTATCGCTTGCAAATGGGCGCTATCAATTAATAACAAATACCGCATACGTCCCTTGGCATGTAACGCTACAACTGGAATCTTGTTCTCTTTATGGGCAAATTTGCGAGTTTGATCAAACAGTTTAAACAAACCCTCAAATCTTAACCCATGTTTAACCTCCACAAACAAGGAGGGGTGCATCACATCCGCCCGTGTGTGCTTACTATTACCACCACTAAGTGGTGTCCTGCCAGCACCATTAAAGAACTTCGACATTATCCGTTCAGCCTGTTTCCAGGGTTTATCAGACATTATACTTCCCTCGACATTGAGCATAAAACCCGCAAAATCGCGGACAACAACACCAACTACACGGATCGCACGGCGGGAAAGATCCGGATTGGATCCCAAAAGCTACGTGTGTCACGATGTGTCTCAACCACCGGAGACGCCCCGTAGTAATTTTAGTCGGTTGCCATTCCACAGATGGGGTTTTTGTCTTTTTAAGACAGCAAAACCCGGCCCCAACCTCTTTTTGGGACAGAAGATCTCGTAGACCCCACCCGTAAAACCCCAATTGTACGGATCCCTCTACCTCCGCAGCGGATTTTGCCCTAGCTACCACTTTATAATCGATGGCCACCTTCCGAGTAGGACCGTCGTCCCCAATAGAAAAATCCCCCGCTACGTCCATATAACCGATTACGGGAACGGCCCCCACTTTTAACTTAAACTCATGTTCCACCAATTCCGGCTGTAGATGTGGGGCGAAATCGTTCAGATACGTTTTAACGATCTTTCGCCCCCTATCAACAATTGATTCGGCTGTCTCCCCCTGCCAATCCGTAATGTCTTTTTTCCGGGTGGAGAACTCATCTTCAAACCTTTCCACGATGCGATGAATGGGCAAATCCTCATGGGCTACCACTTTGTGGTTGTTGTTCATTTCCAACCCGGCGTGATGGGATGACCCTTCTATTAAAGCCACTCCAGGAGGTTCCTTAGCCCCCTCGATGTACCGGTGGTAATACTGTAAAGGACACCGGAGATACATGTCGATTTGCGTGGGTGACAGACGTCCTCCGCAACTTTGTGGTAATTCTACTTTGTACTCCACCGGTGGCATAGTTAGCTTTTGCATGGTATTTCCTAGGAAGAAGGGTTGAATACACCTCGAAGTTTGTAATCCTCATAGCGGTCTAGGGACCCCTCTCCGAAGCATATGGAGAAAGGTGGATAAGAACGATCAAAGTGATCCAGACAAAAGGTTTCGGGGAGACTGTCAAATTGTGCATCAACGAACAATTTGGCAAGACGAGCATCGCCGATTTCTTCGGCTATTTGACGTAAAAGGCGTACGTGCTTTTCCTCGGATAAAGTAGCGAACCAGAGGGAATCTCCCGATCTGGTTCGCACCGCCCGAACGTACAGAAATCGTAGTGCGTTGATGCACAACTCTATAGAAACCGTAGCGTCCATCGGATCGTCCTCCACAGACTATGACGCTCGGCCTCAATACTCGCTACACGGAAGCAGGTAGTATTTTCAAAGCACGTTCATCCCGTATAAAATCACCATCATAAAACGGCTCGATCCATACTTCCAACCCCTTTTGCCGTAATGCTTCCATTTGTTGGATAGCCTCCGGTAAATTGGTATATTCCGAATCAACAAGCGCCACGCACCTACCGGGGGCAGCAACTCTCTTCGGAAAGATCACCCCTTGCAGCATTACTTTGTAAACAGGCTCCATCATCGGTTTTTTCTCCTAATAGTTCATGGATATGTTCAGCCGCTCGTTTCAACGCTTGGCTAACACGGGCGGCAGAAACACCCAAAGATTTGGCAATGTGTTTCTTCATAACCCGTGGATTGATCGGATCAGAACAATTCATACGGATGTGAAGGGAGGATTTTGAATCAGCAGCGGCATCTTCCGCATCCCTCCGAGCCAATTCGTAAGTTAATGGACTTGGCCATATTACTTCACTGATAATGGCTAGATCCATTTTGTTAGCAACTCTATGCAACAAATGATCACGGAATTCGTCATCTTGAAGAGGTTCATCGGGTTTAAAAGACCGACGACCACTGCGACGATCCTTAGAAACATCAAACGAATGCCTTGTTTTGGCATCAGTCCGGAAATGACGTATTTCTGAACGACAAAGATCGATGCTCTTACTGATTATAATACTCTTAATCCGAGGGGTTTGATCTAGGAAAACCGATCCCTCCGATAGAGAAGCATGTAACAGTAGGAGGATTTCGTCAAAAATATCACCCGGAGACAACGTGTAAGTGGCATAACGATTTGCCACTTTCCAAATATACCGACCATAAACCTCATTAATTTCCGAAAAGAGAGATTCAGCGCCCATTACAGAATCCTTTCAAAAAGGAGGCATAGTAGCTCGGCGGATCACGCCCGGATGGCCGATGGTTATATCAGGGACACCACTATGCACGACCGATGGAATGACTAACTAGCAATAACCGGAGGGACCATCCGTTGAACCTTCGCCTTCGCGGGTTTCTTGGTGGTCTTCGGCTTGGCGACTTTCGCCGGTTTCTCGGCCTTCGGTTTGGCGACCCGGACCTTCTTCGGGGGAAGATCCTTCGGATCGGCGTACTGCTTGCCAGCGCCGTGAGCGGCGGCTTGCTTCTTGGTCAGGGTTCGGCCTTCCTTCTGGGCCTTCTCCATCACGTTGAGGATTCCACGAACGCGATTTCCCAACGTCATCCGGAAATTTCCGAAGTTAGAAGCGCTGGACGCCCTTGCTGCGATTTCGGCATCGGTGATGCCGACTTGGCTGGCGAAATCGGCGACGTCCGAAGGATTGTTGCATTGTGACAATGCCTGCGCGATCTCGTCGTCCCGCCCCGCCGTCAACTTCCGTTTCCCGGCTCGATCCCCCTGCTTGTAGGTGCGAATAGCCAAATTGGGAAGCTGGTTTAAACTGGTAAACTTGGAAGCCATGACAATTACTCCTCGGTAGCATCAGATTGTGAACAGGATGCGAGAAGTTGATGCAGTCTTCCCACCCCTGGAGTAAAATTAACAGTTTCTTTTATATCCTGATTTGGAAGAGTTCCATAGTACGTACCATTGGATCGGGTTATCCAACATCTAACCCATTCCTCCATAGCTGTGTAGGTAAATAATTCCCCACCAAGAGAGGAAGCGAGATTCACCTGTCTTAGACCATGACAGATGGTTTCTCGTCCGCTGGTATGTCGTACCTTGAACATCCCCCAAATCCTCCAAAAACTATGACGCTGAACACAAACTCTCGCTTTCAAATTCCCAATCCGGGGGGTAAACTAAACCATCAAATCGGGGAATAAATCAGTTGCTTCCATAGGTGGTGACGATTTGAGGATCTTCTCCAAGTACCTCGATGGGGATCCTTGCCAACGTTTCCATTTAGACTTGTCGATCCGGTTTAATCCGTTCACACGTACCCACCTACCACGATACAGGATAGCTCCATCGTAGGAACCTACCCACGAAAAGTATTTAATGGTTTTGTTCATAGTTCAACAATCCCAAATTCGGCGTTATTCGGAAGCTGTTGTCGCCAACATTGAGGAATTACCCCCTGACACCACAAATCGGTGGTTGTAACCACTCGTCCATCAAAGAATTGAATGGTGAACGGACGCCCACCAAATCCCTTCGTAGATTTGGGTGCGTCCTCCTGTCCGATTTGGTAATGTCTGTTGTCGATCCGGACGGAATGCGGACAATCCTTATCACAGACTTTGTTGGACCAGTAATCGCACTCGTAGCACATTCGCTGCTCAAGCAGCCGCTGCATGACCGGGATTACAAAAATGTTGTCCTCCGTTTTTCCGCATACGCGACATTTGACGCCAAAGAAGATCAATTGTAGATTGAAGTCTTCTCCCGGATCTTTGGGGATCTTACGTCGCCACTGTTTGGCAATGAACACCCCTTCATCATAAGCCGGGATCATTTCCAACATAGGACAATTAAGTCCTCGTTTGAGTTGATCAAGATTCGTAACCTTCCGAATTCGTTGATCGTGACGATGATAAACAGTAATCATGTCTTTTACTCCTTTCTATTTTGAAACTTTAACCTTGCTCATTATTTTCTCTGGCATCGGCAATAGCTTCTTCTTCGGTATCAAAAGGTCCGCTGGGTTCTCCATCCGGCATGTAACCGGGTGTACAGTACCACCAATACCAACCTACTGCGTATGGTTCTTCGTCAGTTAGTGGGTAATAATCGGGATTGTGAAAAATCTCGATATCGGGAAGCGCATGAGGATCGTTTTCTCGTTCGATGTCCGAATAAATGAACATTGTTTTCTCCGTTTTTTCCTAGTTTTCTAATTTTCCAGTTAACAACGAAATTGAGTCCCAGTCCTTGGCCGTTTTCTCGTACAATTTGTCGACTTCTGATTTGTAAAATTTGGTTATATCCTGATTTGTAAGTTTTGTCGGCTTTTTAGCAAGAAGGATAGCCGACACACACCCTCCTATCGGGGCACTCCCCGACCCTTGAGCGTGGGGAGACCCCAATTCTGGGGATACCACGCGCAAGGGTCGGGGGATCATTAAGACCCCCCTCCCCAGACGTCCTCTTTGCGGGTTATCAACCGCCCGCTTTTTCGTGGGCTTTCGCCGCTTTTTCGTGGGCGTCGGCGGTTCCAGCCTGTTTGGCGACCCGGACCGCAGTC